CCTTCGATATTTTTATTGGCTTTAAGTTGTGCTATAACAGCTTGATACCATCTATCAATTTCTGCCGTTTTAATTTTGGCAGGGTCAAACAATAGCGAATTGAGTTGATTTTGTAATTCGTCATTAAGTTTTTTATTTTCGTGTGCTGTAATTGCTATATTAGCAGCATTAGCTCGATTACGTTGCTCTACCGTTAGTTTTTGAGAATCAATTAACGCTTGCCGAGTTGCGTATGTTTTTTGTGTCTGCTTATCCGCTTGTGATTCCAGCGATTTTATAAATTGCTCTGTTTCACGTGCAGCAGATTTTGCCGCTTGGGCTGATTCTTGTGTTGCTTTTTTCTTTGCTTCGTGTGCATCTATCAATTGAGCATTAGCGATAATTTCCTTTTTGAGTTCTGGGCTGGCATTTTTATACTGACCTTTTTCAATTTCGTAAAGCGCTTTAGCAACTGCTGTGCTTTTTTCCTGTAATGCGACCTTATTTTTTAATTGTTCGTTATACTGCCTAAGCGATTTATCTGTGATTTCTTTAACATCTTTATCATATTGACCACCAGAAAATGATTTTCCGTCATTTGATGTAACCCCTTGTGCCTGCAAATCTTTACGACCTTTTTCGTTGGCCCAAAGTGCTTCATATTTTTTACGTAAATCATCAACAGCCTTGGCTTGTTTTTCGGCATCGCTTGCATTTTGTTTATGAAGCTCATCGAGTTCTTTTTGAGCATTGATTGCTTTTTCATTAATGACATCAGTGTCATGCTTTTCTTGTGCTTCTTTTTGCTGTTTATTTCGTTGAGCCTGTTTTTCTTGTAATGCTTTATCATCATTTTTATTGTATGGAATATATCCTGCCCCAGGTACAATATAAAAACCTCTGTTTTTAGCTCCCTCCATTCGTTCAATATCTTCGTCTGAGCTTGATAACCCTAAACTAAATTTTAACTCTTTTTTAAATCCTTCACCTATATCACTCACGCCATTTTTGAAGTGTTTCCATGCCTTTTCTAACCAATTAAGCTGTTCTTGCATCTTGTTAGCGCTGACTTCCATCTCTTTGGCATATCTCTCGGTGGCAACGGCAATGGCTTGCTCTGTGTCACCTTGTGCTTCTAGCGCTGCTATACGCTGATAAGTAGCTAAATCTAACCAATGATATTGTTTATTACTTTCAACCGCCCAACTAGTGACCGAATTTTCAATACTTTTAAAGGATTGAACGGCGTCTTGGGCGCTTTTTCCTGTCACTTGTGCCATATATGCTGATGCAGTAGCGATATTTTCAATCGATTTTGCTGATAATCGTCCCTCTGATGTCAGTTCTGCAATAACACCACGTGTTTCACTGTAGTTATGATTAATTTTACCAACACGTTGAGACATAGCCTCAAGGTTTGATGCTGTTGTTCCAGCATAATTCCCAGTTAAAATCAGCGATTTTTTAAAAGTTTCTTGCTCAGATGAAACACTAGACAAAACCTTTGCAATTCCGTATACGGCCCCAATAAACCCGACAACAGACAATGTTGCAGCACTGAATAGAGGTGGCAACTTACCTGTTACATTAGCTATTGAAAATAACGAATTGCCAGCACCTCTAAAATTGCCATTCGCTAACTGCTTAATCATACCAGCGATACTGCGGCGGGCACTCAGGGAGTTTAAATTTAACTTTTTAGTATCTTCGTTTAGAGATTCAACGGTTGATAATGCTACTCGTTGATTATTGATTTTTCCGAGATAATCATCAAAAGTTTCGTCATCTATTAATCCTGCTTTTTTGGATTTTCTTAATTTACTTTCTAATTCATCCAAACGACTTAGACCTTTATTTACCGGATCAATGCTCCCAAGCAATTTATCCAATCCTTGTCGTAATTTTTCAACTTCTTTCTGATGTTCCTTAGCCGCTTTTGCAGCCGCTTCTTGCGCCTGTTCTTCAGCTTTTAATTTAATAATGGCTCTATGGCCACGATCCATCTCATCTATTTGTCTTTCATAAACTCTATTTAATTTATCACTGGTATCAGTTTTACCTAACTGTTCTAATCCACGGCGTAGTTTTTCAACTTCTTGTTGATGCCCTTTTACCGCTTTTGCAGCTGCTTCTTGTGTTTTTGTTTCTGTTTGTTCAACTTTTACTAAATCAGATATGGCTTGATGTTCGTGGTTTATTACTTCGACGACTTCCTGAATATTTTTTTTAGCGCGATTCACATCAGCCGTAAATTTCATTGAAATATTCATATCGTTATTAGCCATTATTAATTATTCTCCGCGTAACTGTTTTACAAACATATTGATTTTTTTACCGCCATTGAAACCAACGCAAACATCCTCTATCCTGCTTGCTCTCTCTCGATTTTGTAACTTAATTATCTCGTCGTAATACAGCAGTAGTTGTCGTTGTGTGTAATTTGGTAACTGCTGTGCACCATGTCCATTTTTAATTAATAGCGTAAAAACTTCACTCCAGCTTACTGGTTTGCCTGGTTTACTTGTTTTGCTGCGTTTTGCCGAATGATTTTGCGTGTTACCGCGTTCATAAAAAAACCAGAATTAACAACCCACCACCAATCTAATAGTTGCAATCCATCTTCATATGACAATGCTTCAATCCAAGTAACTGGTTTTTGAATTGATGTGCTGATTAATGAATAAACGAGCTCTAAATTATTCATGATAATTGTGTCGGCTTGCTCAATTGATAGTGTGTTTGTGCTATTCATTTCTGCAACAATTAATACAACAAACTGGTCAATTTCATTACCGATTGTTAGAGCATCTTTAAATGAATATTCGCGTACTGTAATTGTTTCACCAGCTAGTGTAATTTCCCGATTTGGCATTAAAACTTCCAAATTATTGAATTCTTCTTTTGTTGTTGTCACTTTTTCTGCCATTTTATTTACCTGCAATTAAAGCGGTGAAATATCACCGCAATGAATAATTAATCATTAGTTTATTATTTTGCTTTTTGAATATATGAACCAAAATAACCGAGTGAACTGTCTTTTGTTTGACTCATATCAGCCAGAACAGTCGCAGTTAACGGCAGTTCACCATAACCTTCGTTATGTAATAATGAAAAATTTGAGATTGGATTAAATTTGACGCGGAATAATTCAACAATTACATGTTCATTTTCGCGGTCAGTATTGATACCATCGAGCATAAACCAGCGCTCAGGCGGTTGACGGGTAAAAATGCCTAAGCTCTCTTGTTTAGCATATGAATAGTCAACGGTAGCAGTTAATGCTGCTGACGTTAATAATTTGATTAATCCTGCATGAGCTGATTCAATTTCATAATCCATACCTAATACTAATGTGGTCCCATCAGCAATTTTTAACTCAATATCGGCAACAAATGGATGGGCTAATTTGATGCGGTCACCAATTACCAGACTTTCAGGTAATTTTTCATCAGTAACAATACCTGCATCAACAGTAATTTTTTCACCATAGAGCGCTAGCGCTATGTTTTCAATTGACCAATCTTTTAACGTAAGATTTAATGTGCCGCTTTTACCCAGTGTTAATTCACCAACTTGCAAGCGTTGGCCCGTATATGATTCATTTTGTGTTACTGTTTCAACACTCAGTTCCATTTCGCATGAATCAGCGGTTCCAACATGACGAAACGCATTAGGGCGAACAGGTGAACTTGCAGTATTTCGGGTAGCAAGATTAATTGTACCTTGCAAACTCATTAATAAATCTGACATATATTTCTCCTAAAATTATTTATCTATCGGCTACCAATAAAATGTTGGGTTTGGTATGAATCAATCCACACTAGTACGCCATTTTGAAAACCTAGAGTTTGTCCTCCAACCCATGTGACTGGACGAACTCCATCAATAAACTGAACTGTTTTACCAATCAACAAATCACGCACCGCACCTATAACGGGGTTTGCTAGCTGTTTAACATTTTGAATATTGGTTGCTTGACTTGAAATATCACGTGCAACAATCACAACACCAAAATTAACACTTACTGACTGCCGTGTCCCTGCAGGCTTATCGTTCGGTGTTTCTTTACCAAGTAAAACATAAGCTGCTGGTGTTGGCGCTGAAGTTAAATCAGTCAGCTTGCTGTATTCAGCACTGGTACCAACAAAAACTAATGTTTTTTCTTGCAGCAATACCTTGAGTTTGTCAGCAATAACTGATACATCAAATGGTGCGCTACTCATCGTCCAAAATCCCTAAGTGTATCCATGTCAAATACCCGAATAGGGCCAGTTTGTTTCGGTACACCACCAGCAACAGGTAATGAATCGTCAATACCAAGCGAATATTTGCCGTCGGCAACTAATTTCAAAAAAGCTAAAACTTGCTTATAGTCACGTACAATTGGATCGCTTTTTTCATCAGAAACACGATTGCGATGCAATTTGTAACGAACAATAATTCGAGCCCAATCAGTTAGTAGGCGCGGTACTGTTATTAACGGTAGTTTATGCCCACGTTGGCGTAAAAAACCGTTTATTTCAGCCTCAGCATCATCAATTGATTCATTAATGCGTGAGATTGCTCTATTTGCATTAGTAATTTCATCAGATGTCCAACTTGAAATGTCATTACTATTAATGATGGCATCTAACAACTTAGCATCTGCGGGGATTTCACCATCTTGTGCAACCAATTGCGTTAGCTCAATTAATCCTGGGCGTTCTGATAAATTTAGCAATGTAATGTATGGAATATTCATCATTTTTATCTCTAACCGACAGTAATAAATGACTAATTGCTGTCGGTTTAAATCAAGTTAATTTCAAGTCCGCGGGGATCACATTTTCAAATAAATAACCTGCATCTTTTGAAACTACTATTTCTTTGACTGATTCACCAACGCGTACACGCTGACCACCACGCAACCCAATATCTGGATCAGCAATTGAACCTGAAACGCGATCTTTAAATTGAGCTGTATAACCGAACGTGATACCACCTTTAGTGTTTGCTAATTTATTACGTACAGTGAATGATGCCTTATTGCCCCACGCACGAAGTAACACAGGGGGCTTCCCCGGCTTAGCACTATTTAAAAATGCATCACCGACATAAATTGCGTCTAGCTCTAACAGGTCAGCTAAAAATCCGAGAGGGACTAAACCGCTTTCTCCTGCGTTCCCATGATATGCAGCAACAATTTTAGGATGGCGACGTAATGCTGTTGCGACACGGCGCCCCAGCGTGCCGATGTTTGGACGCTGAATCATTGAGTCAAATGCATCAGTGATTGATTGGACTGGATCGTTATTAGGGTCGTTCCATTGTTTAGCGGTGGTTAATGTTTGTTTATTGTTATAATTTGCACCATTAAAAAGTAAATTTGCGGCACGAACTTCTCGATCTAACAAAATTAAATCAGTAGTTGCCTCAACTGCATGACCAAGTGGATTGTATCCCGTGATTGCCGTGTCAATATCATCTTGAGGAACAGGGCTATCAAGACCATAATCAGTCACTGAGCTTTCTTTTTCTTTTGCACTAAATTCAACCTGATTTGGTTGTGAGGTACGTCCTACTCTTGTATTTGGCAATGTAAATCGCTCTGAAAAATCAAATTCCAGCCATTTAAATGATGCGCTAGAAACAGGCACGCGTGGCAAGACTTCATCTGCAATGAATTTAGTATTGCGATATGCAATCGCTATTGCGGTTAGCTGTGGTTCAACGGGAAAAGGGCGTTGCATGGTATATTCTCCTAAAACTTGTTTTTTTAATGTTCTTAGTTCGTTAGTTAAATAAAATGGTTTATGCTTGTTTACTCGGAGCAATCCATACAGAGCCTAATTCATCGGTATTGCCAACTTCCTCAGCGTAGCCAATAATAAAATCACCCGCCGCCGCCTTTTTCGCTCTGCCATCTGCTGCCGCAGTAATTGGATCACCTAGAGCAATTGCTTCGCTATAAAAAACTTGTGCCAACCCGCTACGTACAACATCAAACACGTCACCGTTAGCACCACCAACAATTGTTGATACACCAATTAGTAATGCGGTACCGTCAGTTGCTTGTTTTGCTAGCCCGTCTTCACTACCATGACACACAATTACACGAGGTTTAACTTCGCCTTCAGCTGTTTTTGCTACTATTAATCCTGGAATATTCATATTTCCTACCTTTATTTTCTTGTTTGATTAAATTGAGTTATTGATAATTGATAACTCAATATTTATTGTTTTTTCTCTTCAGTTACATGCGCTACCGCCTGACTAATAGAGATAACGTTTCCTTTTTCTGCTTGCTCTTTTTGATATGCAGCAGCAGCGGCAGCTATTGCCTTAGGGTCCTGTGTATCAACTTTGTCCTCGTCATTAACCGCAGATTTTTCTGAAAAGTTCATAAAAGCTGGGCGTTCTGAAAGAACTTTTTTGATTAAATCGGCGGGCGAACTGTTAACAGTTGTATCACCTTCAGAAAATGAAATAGGTTCGTTACCTAGGGACATAAAAACTTCAACGACTGTAGTTTTATGAACCGGTAATAATTTACCGTCACCAATTAATTTATCTGCAAATTCAGTGAATTCCGTACGTTTGTTATTTTGTTCTTTTTCTAGCAATGCTTGTTCACGTTTAGCTAGTTCAGCATTTTTAGCCTCAATTGCAGCTTGTTGTTCGGCAAAGCTAGCGTCTAAATTAGGTTGTGGCATTTTTTCTTTCTCCTTTTGTTTTCGGTCAGATATTGCACGCAATGATTCAATGCGCCATTGCGGTAAAAATAGGTCAGCACTAGCAATACCGATTTTCTCAATCAATAAGTCACGTAAATTTGATAAAATTGAAATCAGATTTTCGTCAAATTCTTCATCGGCCATAGAGAACTCAGCAGCACCTTGTTCTCCATCAGACTCAGAAAAACTTACATCAGGTAGTCCTTTTATGGCTGGAGCAGCAGCACCCAAGAAACCAATATGCCGGGCATAATAATGACCTGGTTTTGGGTTGCCTGGTGAATCTGGTAGGTAAATTGAAAGTGAACGTTTTTTATAACTGCCAGCGTTATATGCTTCAGCAAATTCTGGGTTAATCTGATCTAATTTGGCATAAACCAAACCATCTTTTACTTCGAAAAATTTTGCCCATGCATAAGCTGGTGCTGTTAATTTAGGATGACCAATCACTGCTGGTGCTTCAGATAAAGACGGGTCATAGCTTTCAGCTAGATCAATGCAGTTCTCTAATGTGAACGTGATTGTTCTTCCGTCAACTGCAGTATGAGTACCGGGTTTAAAAACGGGAATAAGTGCCATACAAAATGCTCCAATAAATTGATATAGAGCATCATGACTTATTTTGAGAAAAGGGTAATCTGAACGCGGGCAGATAATTTTTTAATGATTTGGAAAGTGGGAATGGCAAAATAATAGAAGAAATATACACCAAAAACTTATTATAAAGCATTTACAACACGATTAAAGCGATTCGTAAATAAACTGATTAGCCTTTTTTAGTAAAATGGCTTAAAACGCGTTATATTGCGTTTTAAGCAAAACCCAAGTGCTCACGCACAACATCGACCAATAGTAATTTATCTTGGGCGCT